GTTGATAGGTTTACAGGTTCTATCTCTGGCACTACTCTTACTACTGAGACTGCTAACATTCCTGTTGGCACGTACATTGGTGGTACTGGTGTAGCTAGTGGCACCTCTATTGCCACTGCTGGTGTAGAACAAGCTACAACTCCAGTGACCTATGAGTACACTGTAAACATTTCACAGACTGTTTCTAGTCGTACACTGACCCAATCTATCGTTACAAGTAGAGTTGAAACTCAAACCAACCCGGACGTTGCGATTGCACTCAACACCCTTCGGGAAGTCTCCCGTGAAGTACAGGCAGAAGGTTGGTCCTTTAATAAGGAATACGATTACCCTATTACTCCAAATTCTAACAACGAAGTAGTCATTGCTAATGACGTTCTTCAAATGGATTTGAATCAAAACTACACTCAAAACATGAATCGTGATAGTATCAATCGTGGAGGTAAACTCTATGATCGTACTAAGCATTCATACAAGTGGACTGACGAAACACTTTATGTAGACATTATCTGGGAGATGTCTTGGGGTAGTATTCCTGAACCTATTCAAGCCTTTATTGTAGCACGTGCTGCTAGTATTGTGTCTAGTCGTGTTATTGGTGATCCAAATCAATACCAAATGCTTCAACAAAAAGAAGCGTTTACACGTGCTATGGCACTAGAGTATGAATGCTCTCAAGGAGATTATACTTTCTTTGGTAGCCCTAAAGGTCAAAATTACTATCAAAGCTATCAACCTTATCAAACCTTGTATCGATAATGCCAGCAGTAACTCAACTCGTTCCCAATTTTCTTGGTGGCGTATCGCGTCAAAATGACGACAAAAAATTAGAAGGACAACTTACTGACTGCGTTAATGGTTATCCAGATCCTACTTATGGTCTTCTAAAACGCCCCGGTATGCAGTTTACTAATGTCTTGAAAAAGGCTAATGGTACTGCATTTACTGAGTCTGAGTTAGAAGGTGCTGTGTGGTTCTTTATTGAACGGGATGCAGAAGGTTCGTATGTTGGTGCCATCAAAGGTACTAATATTTATGTCTGGACTGCTTCCGATGGTACCTGGTGTACTGTAACGAATAACGCTTCCAGTTATCTATCAGGTGCTAATTATCATTTCCGTAGTATTCAAGATACTACTATTATTACCAATCGTAGCACTATCACTGCTATGAGAGCAGCTGGTACGTTTGTTGCTAGTTCTGTAGCTACACTTAAACTGCTCACATTAATAGATGGTGATGAATACACAATTACTATTCAAAATCAATCAGTTACAGTAACAGCCCAAAGTACTACAACATTTGATGATATGTTGCTGTACACGGCTGGTGCTTCAGAAGATGTACCCGCTCACCATATTATTGATGGTATCAAGAATCTGATTGAAACCCAACAGGCTGCATCAAACGCTGATTTTAATGGTAGGTGGTATTTAGAAGGTTACAACAATAGCCTTGTTATCCGCAGAACTAATGAAGCTAACGGTGTTGTTACGGATTACAGTACACCTGGTGGTACACCCCTAGCTTTTGAAATTGATGCTAGAGGGGGTACTAGTAACACCGCACTAGAAGTATTTGAAGATCAAGTAACAGATGTCTCTAAACTTCCTTTGGAATCTTTTGGAGGTCACAACGTAAAAATCCTTAACAGTAACAGTGCTGAGGATGATTATCATGTTGTGTTTGTTGCTTATGATACTACCTTAAATAGAGGGCGTGGTTTCTGGCAAGAGACTGTAGCACGTGATGTGTCTCCTGGGTTAGACGCTGCTACCATGCCGCATGAACTGGCTAACACTGGTGCCACGACTTTTACCTTTGGTCCTATTACTTGGAAAGATCGTGTAGCAGGTGATAATGTTACCAGTCCTATACCATCGTTTATTGGTAAAACTATTAACTCTAGTTTCTTTTATAACAACCGTTTAGGTGTGCTATCTGAAGACAACATTATTTTTAGTGTTGCTAACGATGCATATAATTTCTTTGTTAAATCTGCTCTTACTGAAGTTGATTCAGATCCCATTGATTTGAACGTAGCTAGTATCAGACCTGTTACTTTGTTTGATGTTCTGCCTTCTCCTCAAGGTTTGATTGTGTTCTCTGAACGCCAACAATTCCAAATCTTTACCACAGATGGCAGCACGTTAACACCTAACTCTGCAGTTGTACGTTCCATCTCTAACTATGAGATGAATACTAATATTACACCTGTTGACGTAGGTACAACGGCTGCTTTTGTCAATAGTGTTCCTGGTTACAGTAAACTATTTACGCTTCAACTTAGGGATATTGAACAGAATCCTATCGTGGTTGATATTAGTAAGGTGGTGCTTGAGTGGATTCCTGAGGGAGTTGATGGTCTTACTGTTAGTCCTCAGAACTCCGTCATTATGTTGATTGATAGAGGTACTTCTTATTTGTATCTTTATCGTTACTATAACAACGGTGAAAAGGATCTATTCCAAGCTTGGACTAAATGGCAGTTACCTGGTACTATTCAATCCGCTAAGATTATCAATGACTCTGTGTACATTATTTCTCAACACGAGGATGAGTACACTCTTGGTCGTATCACCCTTGATGAGATCCCCACAGGAGACGTTGTAGCGACCGCTAGTGACATTCTGGGTAACTCATGCCTAGACATGGCTACACGCCCCGTCTCGCCTGCTGTAGGCGTCGATGCGGTGGTGTATGATTCTACTAATGATCTGACTAAGATCTATGTACCGTTCACACCCTTTCAGCAGACTAATGCAGTAATGCTGCTTACTGTTCCGACAGCAGATAATAACACAGCTGCAGAGATTGATGCTGATGCTGGATACTGGGCAACCGCTTATGAACGTACAGAGAGTGGTACAAATTATCGGTACTTTGAAGTAAAGGGTAACTTTACTAGTTATGCCGATGGTATTGTCGTGGGCTATGGTTACGACCTAGACGTGATTTTACCAAAATTCTACTACAGAAGAAATCCGACTACAACTGACTTTACTGCTGCTCTTACTATTTCTAGGGCTGTGTTCTCCATTGGTAGAACCGGTGCAGTCAAGTTTAAACTGAGACCTACAGGTCGTAAGGAATGGGTTGATGTACAACACACAGCTATTGCTGATTACTATGCTGGTGACAGTAACCCTGTTGTGTCTGAACGTCAGTTCACCGTTCCTATTCATCAACGTAATACTAATTTTGAACTTAAAGTGACAAGTAACTTACCATACCCTGTATCGTTGGTGTCGATGATGTGGGAAGGAAACTATTCACCACGATTCTATAGGAGGGCTTAATGTTTGAATTTAATCCAAAAAAACATAACCTTCTAGACGAGCAGCTTGCTGAGTCTGGCTTGGAGATGAACATTACTTGGGCAGGAGCTGGAGCGCTAATTGGCGGCGTGGCTTCTATTTTTGGTGGTATTTCTGGTTCTCAGCAAGCTTCTAAACAGAATGAAGCTGCTCAGCAAAACTACGAAGAGCAGAAGCGTGTTCAGCGAGAAATTGCTGACAAAACTAACGAGTACAACAAACGAGTATTCCAAGCTGATCAAACTAACTACATCAATCAGTATAACTATCAGTGGGAAACTGCTCTCCAAGCTTGGAATCGTACCAACGAAATTGATGATTTCCAGTATCTTCAAGGTCTTAGGCAGTATCAACGTGATCTGACTATCGAAGCACAACAGCTCGATTTTAATGATCTTGGTGCTGAACAAGCTTATGCTGCAGAAGACGCTGCATTGACGGGTATTTTTACCCAACAAATGTTTGAGCGTGAAGATCAAGTTGCAGCTCTTAAAAAGACTTTGTTTGAAGGAGAGATTAATCGATACGCTACCCAAGCAGAGTTTAACGCAGCTACCGCTAAAGGTAAACTAGGTGAGTTGTCTATTCAACAAGCTCTTCAACAATACACCGAAGAAACTTCATTTAAAAAAGAAGCGGCTCTTGTAGATAGTATGAGGGCTGAAGGTCGTGCTCAATTGCGTCAAGCAAGTCGTGCTAAAGGTAGACAATCTACTATGGCAGAGTTCTACCGTGGTATGTCTCAACTAGAAGCTTCTTTGTCTGGTCGTCAACGTCAAGCAGCAATGCAGTTGATGGAAGTAGGTATTGATACCTCGTTGGCTCAAACTCAACTTGGTGTTCAACGTACTAAAATTGAAACTGGTATGCTTAACGCTGCACAAGATACTGAGTTTAACATGCGTGTTCTGGACGCTGACATTGCAAGTGCAGTTAATCAGTCTCTTCGTAATAAAAAAGACATTGCTTTTCGTCAATACGGTGCTGATATTAATGCTGTTGCTCAGACAATGATTCGACCGGAGAAGCTTGCTTATGCACCTGCTCCAATTAAACCCCCTGTTCGTGTCTTTGTTGAACCTATGGAAGCTATTCCTGGTGCTGTAGCGGCTCCTGTGATGCAAAGTACTTTTGCTCCCATTATTTCTGGTGCACTCTCTGGTGCTGCTTCTCTTGCTACTAAAGATCTTTGGGGTGAATAAATCATGGCACGAATTAAACACAGACCCTCTACACCGGATTCAGGTTTCCGTCCTATCCAACTGAGTAGAGCAGAGATCTCCCGGATGCAGCAAGAAAGCAACCGGGTTATTCAGAATATGGAACGCAACAGGCGTTCTGAAATGGAGCAACGTCAGCAGATCCTTCAAACCATGAAGGAAGATGCTAACTATGCTAAACAGCAGGAAGCTAAGAATTTTGAGATTCAACAAAGAAATCTTCAAACCCAAGCACTTCAAACTCAACTTGATGCAAAAACTCAAGCTGCACAAGCTAACGTAAACATCAAAGAAACTGAGGCTATCTTTGGCGGTCTTGCTAAGTTTAGCCAATCTGCTGCTCAAGTTGCTGCTACCGTTCAAGCAAACCAAGAGAAAAAGAAATACGAAAACGATACAGCTAGAGCTATTGCAGGTCTTGATGACGAAAAAAGCTTAGGTTACGTTAATATTGAGCGTGCTCTGACTACTGTTCAGCAAGAGGAATACGCAAGTAACATTAGGCAGCAAGAGGCAGAGGGTGCTGATCCAAACGCTGTTGCCAGAAGCCGGGTAGCTAGCCCAGCAGTTACGCACATGACTAACAAAGCCAGTGCGAACTATATTCTGGAAAACCAGTTTCCTCAATATTATGAGAATGCTCTAAATAATCCAAACCTTACGTTTCAGTACGAAGGTAGGACTGTTACTGCTGCAGAGGCTAGAACTAATCCTAGACTTGCCCGTGATTTAGGTCAGGCGCTTCTAAATGATTTTATTGTAAAAAAGAACTTACGGTTTGAACCCCGTATGCTTCTGCCTGGTCTACAAGCTGCTGATCGTTTTATTCAAACTAAAGCCAAAGCTGCTAGTCAAGTAGAAACTAGAAATGCTTATTCTATTTCAGAAGATCAAGCATTCAGTATTGCGGTTCGTAATCCTGCAGACTTCCCTGCTAATGCCATTACGGTGTTTAGGATGTGGCAGGACAACCCAACTTTGGGTAATGAAGGAGCTTTGAACAACTGGGAAAAGCTTGCTACTGCACGTAATGCTGATAATACTGGGTTTGCTATTCCTTTGGAAATGCTCCGGCAAGCTGATCTTAAGGCTAACGGTAAAACTTTTGATCAAGAATGGCCCCTTAGGTGGTCTAAAATTAAGCAAAGTCGGGTTGAAGCAGAGATTAAAGCTGACAAACAAGCTCTTACTATTGATAGCCTAGCTTACAACAAAGACTCTGCTCGTATCCTTCAAGGTCTTACTGACGATCCTACACAGGCAAACGCTAATAAAGCTGTTGAGTTCTTCCGTAGTGAATACGGTAAAGTTCCTGCTGAGATTTCTAAATTTCAATCTTCTTTCACTAATGAAGTTATTGAAAAGAAAGAAGCAGCTGACCGTTATCTCGCTATCCCTAATGGATTCTTGACTCGTGAAGCTGTCGCTGCTGGTGGTGCTGTAGATGCAGAGCTTGGTAAAGAGCTTCAACGTCGTTATGCCGCACAGGAAGCACGTTACAACGCCGGTATCTACAAAGAAACTTCTGAAGCCTTTAAGACTACTGCTAACGGTATTACAGCTTACGGAACTAACAAACCTAACACGCCTTCTAGTGTTTTTTTACAAACTATGATGCGTGCTGAGTACCGTAAGCGTGTAGACCAAGCTGTTGCTGGAGGTGCTGATTTTAACCAAGCAGCTACTACTATTGGTCAGCAGCTGGATGCAGAAGTCAAAGCAGGCGCACGTGACCAAAACAGTATCTGGTATCGTAAAGCTGATGCCCCTGGTGGTGCTGCTGCCTTCCCTAATCTAAATAAAGGGATGCTAAGCTCTGTTGAAAAGGCTAACCGTCGTTATGATGAACTTAAGCAAAAAGTTAAAACTAACGGTATTCAAGCTACTATTAACACCAAAGATGCAATCATTACTGCTCCTGAGGCAAAACAGATAGTAGATACTTACGGTAAACCTGGGTTTGTTGTACCTCAAGACGTGTTGGCTGTGTCCTCTATGTCTAATGGTCTTGACCCTATGGTTATTATTAACGCTCAACTGGCTCAACAAGGTGTACCTCCTCTTCAAGCACCACCGTCGTTGGCTTCTGTTCAACAAACTGTTAGTCCTTCTTTCCAGAAACTGCTTTATAAAACCCCCAGTGTTAACAGGTCTGCACGTGGTTTAGGCACCTCTAACGTGTTTAACCCTGCTATCGTTCCTAATAACATGGGTGCTACTATTCAAACTGATGCACAAGTAACTGGTGTTAATCCTTCTTATTTGTCTGCGTTGTCTGAAACTCACGGTAACTACACTCCTGAAGTTGTAGCTAAGTATGCTGATTTGATTGAACGTAGTGGTAGTCCTGTAGCCGCTGCTATTTCTTTCTTTGCTGACCAAGGTTTTGTTGGACCTGCTTTGCTTAAAAAACAAAAAGAGTTTGCTATTGCCATGTATAAGTATGGTGGTGGTTTAGAAGCACTGCAAGGTATGCAACGAAACGGTTTTACTAATAAGATGGTACAGCTGGTTCACGGCAACGAAGCAATGAAGACCTATAGAGGTGGTAGTGATGGAGCTGCTGTGTTTTATGATGAAGTATTGCACAGTGGTGCTAACGAACACGTACATGCTCAACTCAAAACTAAAGAGGATGTAGCTGCTCTGAAACAATTAGCATCTAATACTATTGATCCCTTTAGTGGTAAACCTTATCGCGTAACTAGTGAACTGCGTCCTGGTGATCCAGGTGCTCATGGATCTGGTTTGGCTCTTGATATCGCCCCTCCTGTTAACCTTCCGGTTGAACACGAAGCTGCGTGGTATCACGAATTCTTTAGACAAATGGGGATGAATCCCTTCAAAATTAAGTAACTAAACTATGGAATACGATCCTACAGAGATGTTTAGGGTTGATCCAGGTGAAATGGAACTCTCCCCAGAGTTGCAAGCTGAGATGGAGCTTGAGCGCCAGGCTGAAGAAGCTGAGGTAGCTCAAGCCGCTCAGGCAGAAGCTGGAATGACTACTCCCACGGGAGGACAACCTGAACAACCTCAACAACCCGCTCCTGCTACGGCAGAGCAAGAACAACAATTTCCTTGGGAACCTGGTTACGATTTAGGTGATTACGCTAGACAGACTGCTGAGGGTGCATTTGCTGCTCAAGCAGGTATGCTGGACTTTGGCGTAGATGTTATCAACAAGGTTTCTGGACAATCTTTTCCGAAACTTAAACAGTTTGAAACCGAACACCTCCAAGCATTGAGAGAAATTTCTTCAGTTGTTCTTCCTACACTTGGTCTTTCACGACTTGGTATGGCAGGAGGAGCCGCTGCACAAACCCGAGTGGGTTGGTCTCTTGGTAACAATGCCTTTGTTAAATGGGCTGGTACTCTTGGTGTCGAATCCCTTGCTGGTCTTGGCGTTGGTGCTGTTAGCAGTGAGTACGAAGAAGAAAACATTACTGGTAGCCTGAAACAATCCTTCCCTAAAATCTTTGACTGGATTCCTGATAGTCTAGCAACGATGAAGGATGATGATGTTGACACCAAACGGATGAAGAACATCTATGAGGATCTTGGTATGGGGACTTTTATTAGTCTTGCCCAAGGTGCTTATAAGTTTGTTGCTTCACTTGCTAACGCTTCTAGTAGCCTTAGGAAGTCTAACCGTTTGGTTGGTGAAACCCCTCAAGCACGTAAGTGGCTAGAATCTAACTCTCCTAAACCTACTTCCGCTGATCCTGAAGAAGCAGTTCTAGAGTCTGCTATTCGACAAGAGGAAGCATTGGATGAAGTTGGTTTCTACAACCTTTCTGAAAATCCAAACGCTGATGTAGCCCTTCGGGGTGTTCACGACCTGTTTGACTACGGTGAAGTCGGTGTTCGTACTGTTGACGACTTTGGTGTCGTTGGTGCTGCTATTGACTCTGCACGTATCGCTAAGAACCTGGACACTACCTATGGTCGCCTAGGTAACATGCTTTCTGAGCCTGCCCTTAAGTTTGCTCTTAAGAGTGGTAACAACGCTCAAGACATTGTTCTTGGTCTTGCTGATCAGCTTAAGCAAGCTGGTGAGATTGGCATGGAAGGTGCAGGTTGGAAGGTATCGTTTAAAGACGTTGTTGATGCTAACGAAAACCTTGCTATTCAACTCTTTGATCCTCGTATGAGCAAAGAGGATGTCCGTCAAGTTCTTGAACCGTTCATTACTCGTGATGACGCTGGTAAAGAAGTGATGGCAGAGGAAGGCTTTGCTATGGCTGCTAAAGCCCTTCGTGGCTTCGGTGCAGACCTTACCAGTATGGATGTAGCACGGGCTCAGTCCCTGCTTGCTGGATCGCTTTCTGGACGCATCTCTGACCTTTCTGAAGGTGCTCGTATGGTTGAAGGTACTGCTGCTGTGGAAGCGGCTCAGGATAAGGTTATTGACCTAATGCAGTACGTTACTCAACTTGCTGGTTCTGCTAAGTACTACAAGAACCGTAAGATGAATCTTATCCAACTCGTTAAGAATGGATTCAAGAACATCCAAGGTTACAACCAATCTACGGTTGATGGTGCTGGTGAAATAGCTCAGAAGATCTTTGATGACTCTCAACGGTTTGCCAATACTATGCGGCAGATCGCTACGAATCAACCTCAGTTGATGGATCAATTCCTGATGGCTTATGAGTTGACTGATGGTAAAATTGATACCATTGTCAAAATGAATAAGTACATCCATGGGATGACCGTTGACCTTGGTAAAGGTATTGTTAACATCAACCCTGAAGTTGAAAACAAACTCCTGGCTGGTGTTTGGTCTAATGTTTACAACTCTATGTTGTCTGCATTTGGTACTCCTATTCAAGCATTGGCAGGTAACTTCGGTGGAATTGTTTCTCAACCTATTTCTCACTTTGCTGGCTCTATGCTTGCTGGTGATCTGAAAGCTGTCCAACGTGGTTGGGTTGCTTACAGCTCTATTGGTGAAACGCTTCAAAAAGCTATGCCCTACGCTGGCAACATCTTTATGAAAGCGTCTAAAGAACCTGATTCAGTTCGTTCTGCTACACGTATTGACTTGCTTATGCAGTCTGAACGTGAGCTAGACTTCCTGAAAGAAGCAGCACGTACCCAAGCAGCAGAAGGAAACGAAGGTCTTCAATACATCGTCAATCAAATTGAGATGTTAAATGATCTTAGTAAAGATCCTGTCCTGCGTTTTGGTAGCAATGCCATGACTGCTTTGGACGGATTCACTGGTGTGTTTAACGCAGCAGCTGAGTCACGTTTCCGTGCTATGGATGAGCTGATTGCCAATAATCAACCTATCACTAAAAAGACCGTCAAACCTATTGCTGATAAGTATTATAAGCAAATGTTTGATGAAAGTGGAATGATCAAAGACGAAGCTGTCAAGTACGCTACTGGCGAAATGGCGCTTAACCTTGATACTCCTTTGGCTCAAGGTGTTTCTGATCTTGTCAGGACTATTCCTGGTATGCGTCCTTTCCTTATGTTCCCCACTACGGGTATGAACATTATTGATATTGGTGGTAAGTATGGTCCTTGGCAGCCGTTCCAACGTGATGTAAACGAACTAGCTTACGTTAAGTTGGATGATCTTCTTAGTGATGAAGCCCGTGTTGATGAGCTGCTTCGTGCACGTAACATCAACGTAGACAACATGGATACTGTTGCTAAACAGACCCGACTTGCTGACCTTAAGTACACTACTCGTGGACGTAAGGCAGTTGGTGCTATGGCAGTAACCAGTGCTATTGGTCTTGTCATGAATGATCGCCTGCGTGGTGATGGTCTTTATGATCGTCAAGCCCAGCGTTCTCGTGAACAAAACTCTAACTGGGAAAAGCGTACTATCAAAGGTCTAGATGGTAAGTGGTACTCCTATGAAGCTATGGGTCCGTTGGCTGATTGGATGGCGTTTGTTGCTAACGTGGCAGACAACTTTGACATGCTTGGTGAAGCTTTGACTGAGAAGTTCCTAGGTAAAGCCATGTTTATCCTTAGTGCTTCCATTACAGACCGTACTGGTTTGTCTAGTGTTAAGCCTTTGATGGATATTCTTGAAGGTAACGAAGGCGCTATCTCCAGGTGGAGTGCCGGTTTTGTCAACAGTCTTGGTCCTTTGGCTGGTCAACGTGGTGAGTGGTCACGTATTTTTTCTGAAGGTTTGAAAGAAGTAGAAGGTGATTTCTTCAGTCAACTGGAGAACCGTAACAGGTTTATCACTGGTGCTCTTGATTCTGCTAATCGTCAACCTTACATTTACAGTCCTGTAACTGGTGAAAAGGCTAATGGTTATGGTCTTCTGCAACGTGTGTGGAATGCCTACAGCCCTATCAAAATTCATGCTGAACAATCTGATGAAGAGAAGTTCTTAGAAGCTATTGAGTTTGATATGAGCACCACCTTTAAAACCAGGAACGGTGTTAAACTAAAAGCCACTGAGCGTTCTCAACTGTTCCGTCTTATGGGCGAACAGGGATACTTCAAGAACTCTGTTAATGAGATCATGAGGGACGCTGGTGATTGGAATAGTATTGCTAAGCTGCGTTCCTTGCGTCGTCAAGGTGTAACGTCTGATCAAGCTTCTCTTGATAAGTGGCATGATCTTCATGTCCGTCTTTCAGACGCTAAACGTGCAGCTGAAGACTTTGCGTTTGCTGGGTTGAATCAAGAAACTATTGTTGGTATTGAACAACGTCAAGTTGAACAAGAACTAACACAAGAAGCAAATATTGCTGGTGAACTTCTAAACATTCGTAACTAACTAAAACAATGTCGTGTGCTGACGTACAAACAATTCAAGCGGGTAATGGGACTAAAACACAGTTCTCATTTGACTTCCCGTACATTTTTAAATCTGAAATCCACGTTTACTTCTGGAACGCAACAACTAAAGAATGGGACGAAAAGCTAACGACGGATTCCACCTATCCTTGGCAGGTAACAGATGCTAACCCTACTATTGTAGAGTTTACTAGCACTGCTCCACCAGCACCTGCCACACCGGTTGACCCCGGTGAAACGTCAGTTGATAACGTTAAAATTCGACGAATTACTAATGTCGATGACATTCGTGCATTGTTTAATCCAGGTTCAGCTATTCGTTCTGATGACCTGAACAATAACTTTGAACAGCTTCGTTATGCTATTCAAGAGGCTAACTGCCAAGGTATTCCTGATGATGTTGATCAATATCTAAAGGATTACTACTGGGATCGTTTTGACAACACTCTGTATTCTGCTGATACTTGGCGCAGTGATGATGCAACTATTGCTACTACTGCTGCTTTGGATCAACGTTTCCAAGATGAAGTCAACGATACCTTTACTAAGTCTGAACTGGCTGCTGCTAGCTTGCTGATGCCAGACAACGATAATGCTGTACCTACAACTGGTGCTGTTAATGATTACATCAACGAAGTAATTACTAATGACATCGGTACTGATGGTACTGGTATTACTGTAACCGATGATGGTGATGGAACGATCACCCTTGGTCTTGCTGATAACACTATTGATTTTGATAAGATCAAGGATGCAGACCAAATTAAACTTGCTGACCAAGTAGCTAACTATGAGGTGGCTGGTAGCGATGATAAGGTGTTTACTGCATCTGCTGCTATCCGTCGTTTTGAAAACTACGTTCAAAATAGTACTCCTAGTCCTACTGCTGGTGTTGGTAAAGGTGCCGTTTGGGTTGATCCTGATGACGACCTGACTCTTTCTGTTTGGAATGGTAGCGCCTGGCTTGGTATTA